GTCAATGTGGCTGTGTCTCCGGTCTCACGCACGTAACTGCCCAACTTGATCTGCAGTGAGTTCTCGATGCCGATGCTACGTGTGGTGCCCACGTCGACCCTAGCCTGTGTGAGCTGGTCAGTGTCATCACGCTCAAACATGTCCGCTATGGACACGTTGTTGTCACTGTTGAAATCAATCACGGGTGTAATGGGTGAACCTGCTCCGTTGAATCCGTTACCGATGTCCAGGAAGTAGTTGTATCCAGACATGCACTTGCTGGCTGAGTCATAGATGATGGCAGAGCCATACACCTTGTCAAACAGGTTGTGCAATGCACGGAATCCCACTGGTCCGCCATCTGCTGGAGTCACGCCCAACAGTATCGCGTTGTACAGGGTGTGGAACTTGGAATTGGTCACTGTGTAGCCCTGGCAACGGTCGTCTATCTTGAAGCCGTATGTCAGGTTCTCGAACGCACACTTGTCAAAGGTCACGTTCTTGGGAATGTATGTGGCAGTGCCGGATGTCCTCACCGCCGCTATGTCGTCCGTGGCCACGTTGAGATCCGACTGCTCCAGTGGTCCCTTGAATCCCACGGAATCACAGTACACCTCTTCGGCTGACTCCACGAAGAATACGTCAGTGATCTCTGCGGTCTCGAATGTCAGTGAACTGATCTCGATGTGCTGTGGTGATGTGGCACCATTGGTGCCGATGTTCAATCCAGTCTGCTGTTTGCTGTCAGTGGTGCGTGCCACGTAGTCCGGAATCGTGGATGCCGGATCATTGTCCATCCTGATGATGGAACTGCTCATGCCCTCGCCAAACAGTTTAGCGAATGGTGGAATCTTTATGGTGCCAGTGGTCTTGTATGTGCCGGCCGGGAAGTATAGGCTACGCCTGATCTCGGTGTTGGCCTCACGACAGAACAGCTCGCTCAGTGCCCTGTTGATGGCCGCGGTGTCATCAGTGACTCCATCTCCGATGGCTCCAAAGTCCTTGACCGAGGCGACCTCATCAAACTTGTCCTGCAGGCTCCTGCTGACCGGTGTGCTGGTGAACGCACCTGTCTGTACCACGTATCCGGCGTCATCACCCTTGTAGGTGTAGGCGTCGGACAGTCCAACGATGTCGGAGTATTCAGTCAACACTTCCGTGTTGCCAATCACCGGAGCACCGTCTTCTACGGTTCCGTTACCAATGAATAATCTTCTGGTGTCAATGCTCCAGCCAAACTCACCACCCGCTAACTGTGGTAGGTTCTCCTGGAGTCCCTGTCTGTGCTGGATACGGCTGATCTGAACAATGGCCATGTAGTAATTCCTATTCTTAAATTCGTGTGTGTTGTTTTATCTTATTTATCGCTAGAGCAAATATATGACCAGCAGATAATAGGTGGCAAAATGCAGTAATTGGTCCGTGGCCGCCAACCACCACCATGCTTTGTCCTTGCGATCCCAGTTCATGTAGACCTGTGTCCTGTGTTTCAGGAAGTCGATGTGCCAGTGTGCCACATAATCCAGCACCATGGCCATGCATGCCGTCCTGAGGTCCACCAACAGGAACACCAGGAAAGTGCCAATGGCGTGGTGTAGGTAGTGTACATGGCATCCAAAGTAGTGGTACTTGGAACTGGTACGACCCCACAGGAATTGGCTCTGTAGGCCAAGATCCGCTATGGCATGTTTTATGAACAGCAGGAACAGTATCCTTTCGGTCATCGGTATTTCTTGTAGTATTGTTCCACACGTTGCCACCACAGTGTGCGCCACATCTCGAACTCAGCACCCTCTGATATGAACTCCTGGTATTGGTAGTCCTTGGTACACATCAGCACCACGCCCTTGCGTATGTCAGTGCCATGCACTTCATTGTGTGCTTCTGCGTATGCGGCCAGTTGCAGGAAGTAATCCTCGATCCACTCACGTTTCTTGGGTTTGTTGGATTGCTTGAAGTCAAGTATGGCACCCTCGCCCTGGTGTATGCCCACGCAGTCAGTGGTGCCCGCATATATCTCCGGGAAGTACAATGCCACTTCCGTGCCCCAGAACTCATCAACATGCTTGAGTCCTTCCTTGATGACGATCTTGGCCATGTCCAGGCTCTGTTGTGCATAGGGATTGGTCACTGACTCCTTCAGTGTCTCACCATTGATGTGGTCCTCCAGGTACTTGTGCATGCGTGTGCCCCTGTTGGCGGCTTCCGTGACTATCTGTTGGGCCTTCTGTTCGCCCACGCTCCGGCGCCATTTCATCAATGCCTGTTTCTTCTCTTCCGGCTTGGTTTTGTCCAGTATGGTGGTCACACTGGGCACGGCATTGCCGTCGGGACAGGTGTACAGCCTCTGGCCTTCCACCGATCTCCTCTTCAGTTCCGTGTAGTTATATCTCGTCTCTATCATACCCAAATTGCTCGAAGTCCTTGCCATATATGTCCTGTACCAGTTGCCTAGTGTAGTTATCGTAGTAACTGCTGGCATCCTGTGTTTTTGCACTGTGTGCAGGCAACTCTGCCTGGCTGTTGGCCCTGTCACACACATGGTGCCATTGCTGGTACAGCTCTTCCAGTTTGATCACACGGTCCACTCCCTCAACCCATTCGGCCTGCGTCCTGTGCAGGTATCCGATGGCATCATTGCCGTGTTCCAGGAAGTATCTGAATCCCCGATGGTAGATGTCCAACATCCGGTGGTACCTGTCAGGTGGCCTGCGGTTCCTGGCCAGCTCACGCTCGGCCTTGTGTCGGAAGAACTCATACCAACTGGCCATGCGATGGTAGGGATTGCGTACGGTGGCGAACCACCAGCGTGCATGTCCACGGTGTTCCAGGCGTGCGTGTCCCTGGTTGTACAGCTCAATGCCGTTGGCATCAAACCAGTGCTTGATGAACGTGCCGCCAGTCTTGGGCACGTGTATGTAACCAATGTCTTTCAGATGTATTTGTTGTCGATGGTGAATGATTCACCGCATCCACAGCTCGCGGTCTCATTTGGATTGAGGAACGCATATCCCTGATTCAGTCCCTTGGTGCGCCAGTCCATGGTGGTCCCATCCAGGTACTTGAGATTCTGCGTCTCCACGTATATCTTCACGCCCTTGTCCTCGAACACCTGATCGTTGGGCAGTTGCTGTTCAGCCGCCTCCACCACGTATGACATGTTCGAGCATCCTGAATCCTTGACTCCGAAACGCAGGCCAATGGCATGTTCCTGGGTCTTGAGATATGATGTGGCCTTTTCCGCGGCCTTGGGTGTCAGATATATCATGATGTTTTATTGTAAGGTATTTATAGCCGGGTTGTCAACCAATAAAAAACCCACTCATGGAGTGGGTTGGCTTGGAGCGTTCTGTATGTATGTCAGTTTCTCTTGCCCAGTGATCTTTTTGCCATCTTCTTGACTGTGTCTCGTGCCTTGTCCACCGGCATCTTGGCATCATCACTGCCCACGCCAAAACTTATGGTGTCCTGGTTCAGGTCCGTGACCATGTTCTTGAGTGGAGCCTGCTGTGACATCGCCTGTAGGTTGCCGAACGTGATGTTCACGCCCATGCTCCTGGCCATGTCAATGAAACTGTTGGTCTTCATTTCCGGCTTGGACTTGAGGTCCTCGCTCTTGCCAATCAGGTATTGTACCAGTGCCGCCAGTTCCTGTGCTTCACCGCTGACCTCGTGTATCTTCATCAGCGTCTTTCTCTGCCCAGGTCTGGCTCTAGATCTGTTTCTTCTGGTTCTGGGTCATCGAGACCCGGTATGTCTTCGTCGTCACCGCCGCCTAGGTCTGGCTCTGCTGGTGTCTCGTCACCAAACTCGCTGGGGTCAATGCTCTGCTCACCTGTCATTGGTGCCATGGCTGATGTGGCATCCGCCTTGGACTGTTCCATTGCTGACAGCAACGCACCTAGTGTGGATGTCATGGAGTCCAGGTATGCCTGTGCCTCGTTCACTCCCACTTCGTTACGCATCATTTCTACCAGGCTAGGTAGATCCTTGTACTGCATGTCCGCAACATCTTCCATCCAACCTGAGATCTTGTCAACCATGTCCTGTGCCGCCAGCACCACCTGTGCTGTCTCCACCTCGGACTCGTTGACTATGGATTCTCCCATCTTCTTGCGTTTGGAACCACATGAAGCCTCGTCCATGTCGTCATCTTTCTTCATCTTCATTGGCATCTTTTTTGGCTTTGGATAATAGCCAACTTTCCTGCCTCTCTGTCTTGGACCAAATGGATTGCCTTCTTCCATGTCGTCCTCTTCTTCCTCATCCTGCTTGATGCCTGGAGCGATTGCGTTGGCCACTGCTGACTTGTATGCCGTGCCGTTTGCGTAAGAAGGACTGTCCGCACCGTACTCGGCGATCCTGGCTTTCAATGCCTGTTCCAGCATCAACAACTGTAGGTATGCCGGTGATTTCTCGCTCGTGTGTAACTTGGTTGTGTTCTTTGCCTCTTTGATCAATGCCCTGGTCTTGTCCAGCATGCTTCTAGCCGCTGACTCAGATATGCCAGAAACATCCACCTTGGGTTTGAAATACGATTTCATCACCTTGGTGATCAATCTAACGTCTGTTTTTGGTGCTATGTCTGATAATTTCATTGTCCAATTCCTTCTCTTGGATGTATTTAGCCAGTTTGATGTACTGGTTGGCATCTTGCTTCAACGCCTTGATCTCTAATACTGTCTCCTGTGCCCTGATTGCCGCAGTTAACCTTCTCTCTTTGTCTTCACTGTTGTGGATAGTGTTCTCGGCAACTGCAAGGTCAAACATCCTACGCTGGATGATCTGGTCAAGTCTCTTCAGCGAGTGTGCCTCGCATTTCTTGTGGAACTTTTCCAGAGTGCAGTACGTCGTTGCCATCTGCGAACTCAAGAACTCGTGTACCTCATTGGCATGATTGAACACTTTGAATCCGTCAGGTGATCTCACGATCCTGAACCTATCAAAAGCCAGATAGTCGTTCTTCCGTTTGACGATGATGTTCTTGCGAACCTGTCCCAGACTTTCGTGGGCAAGGGTCCTTAGACGCTTGTACGCCTCGGCCTGGTGCATGGTACTAGGTTAGATGCCAAGAGAGGAACCAGCCAATCACTGCCAGGAGACAGGTTATGACACCTATGCCCCATTTGATGAGTTGCTGATTGCGTTTGTCGTTCTGGCCCACCACGAGATCCTTGATCTCATAGACCACCGTTTCCAACTTGCCAACTTTCTTTTCCACCGCGTCCAGTTTGTTTTCCAATGCCTCGTACCTCTCGGCACATAACTCGACGTGGGCTTCTAAGTTCTGTTTCTCAATCTTGGTAGTACTCATTGATACCTATAATTTCCGCCAAATGGAATTTATCACACGACCTATCTGTGTTTAGTATTGAGCCTGTTTGAGCCTGAGTTATGTGTCTTGTATGTGATGCTTTATACTGATTATTTATCATCAGTTATTCAAATCGTGCATGAAGAAGGTGTTGCGCCTGGCACCCAGTGTGTTGATGGTGTTGCCGATACGGGCAGTCTCTTCCAGTCCGGTGATGATGGGCACTCCGTCAAAGTCCTCCATCAGTGCCTGTAGCCGTCCATTCTGGTTGTCAAATGCCGAGGGTTGCTCCACGTCCACGGCGAACATCCACACGTTGTACCTGAATCCCACTGACTGCAGGTAGTGTTCTCCGAAATTGTATGGGCTGATGTCCTGTTCCTTCAACTGCGTGGGTGGCAACATCAGCGTGGGCTGGTTACGCATGCCTATCAGTTGTAGGAAGGTCTCGAAATTGCGTTGTTGGTTACGCAGTCTGAGGTCGTGCTGGTTCTTGGGCCTGCCCGTAAACTTGGTCTCAGTGATGTCTGCCAGTGTCCAGCAGACTATCATTCTTCTCTGACCAGTTCCACCATGACCTTCAGCCTGTCCAGGCAGTCCTTGACTGCAGGATTCTTTTGCAGTTCCACCCAGTGCTGGTTGTAGATCCATTGCACGGAGAAGAAGTCCCGGTTGTCGATCATCTGTCGGCGGTCATGTGGTTGTCCCATCTTGCGGCGATACACGGTCTTGCCCTGGTCCGGACTCTCGTAGGTCCAGAGTTCTTTCTGTTTATACATTGCCATGCAGATATTTAAGCCAATAAAAAAGCCCACTGTAAAAAGTGGGCTTCTTTAAGTATAAGTTTAAGTTAAAACTTATTCTGCAACAACCGCCGCTGTTAAAATTGCTAACGCTGTGTCATTGACTGTAGCACCAGATAAGTCAACAGAGTCAACTGTACCTAAAGCACGAATTGCTGTCTGTAATGTAGCCGCTACAACCGAGCCGTTGCCACCGTTTGCCTCAACAGCAAATGTCTGCTGTGTGTTTGAGTCAGCCAATGGGCCAATGCATGCGATAGTTGCTGTATCCATGATAGCGTTCAATACTGCTACCTGAGCACCTTCTGGTCCTGCAGAACCATTGATTGCATTGATGTAATCAACAGTAAAGAAGTGTAGGTTACCACCAGTTTCAGTGTTAGTAGTAGTTGCCGCTGGATGTGTTCTTGTAAAAACTGCCATTGTAATCTCCTAAAATGTTTGGGATCTATTTCCCTACAAGTATTTAGTCCAAAAGGAAAAAATAATCACCTAGGATTATTTGGCAACGGCCTTCTTGTATATCTCGTGCAGGTCTGAGTTGATCGGACGCCTGGTGATCTGCACCAGTCGCTTACGCATCCATCCGTAGTCGCTGGATGACAGTTTGGGAGTCTGCACTATCCTACGCATACGCATCTGATCTGCGTCAACATCTATCCTGCGTTGCAGTATCAACATGAGCTGTGCGAAATCCCTGGAATCCAGGTTGCCCGCGGCCATGTCCCTGAATATGCGTTTGATACGCATCTCCGGCAGGACCACGTCCCAGTTGTTGAACAGTTTGTCCGCATACTTCTTCTGTTGCATCACCATCACTATCATGTTGTACAGATCCGGCATGCTCATGCGGAATCCGTTGAAGTTGAGGTTGCCCACGATGGTCTGTGCGTATTTCATGGCCTTGGCCTTGTCCAGCTCATATAGGTCACGTAGCAT